AAGAAGGATGGCAAGAAAAAGAAGAAGGGATTTAGCTCCTTTCTCTCAGGCGCGGCCAAAATCGCCGCTGACCTCGCACCCGCCGTCCTCCCAATCTTAATGGCCCAACACCCCGCTACTATGTCACAAATGGCCTCCATCCCTCAGGGTGAGGCCCCAATGGTCGGCACTGCAGCTCCTACCTCACTTCAGCCCATGACCGGAATAACAAAGAATATATCAATCATGAAGGATGGAAAATGTTTCGGCGTGAAGCTGTGCGGTATGGAGTATGTAGGCCAAATAACAGACAATAGCGGGGCCGGTTGGACCCAGGGCGACAAAATGTTCGAACTCAATCTAAACCCGATGGACGCAGGCTGGGCGGGCACAAGACTTCAAGTCCAAGCCCACACCTATGAACGTTGGAGGATGACAAAATGTGTTGTCTTCTACCAGCCTGCTAGTGCCTCCACAATTAATGGACAAGCCATTGGGTACATTGACACCGACCCCACCGAGCCACTCAACCGCACTGGAACTGCCGCCGTGCAGACAGCCGCCTCCCACGTTGGAGCCGAAACTAACCAGATGTGGCAGATTGGCGCCTACCACGCGTTGTGGGATCCTCGCACACCCGACCTGTATCTGGATTTCGCTGGCACCGATATCCGTTGGGTTAGCGCCGGCACACTTCGTGTGTTGGCTGCTACTGACATCCCCGCCGTGGCTGGCGTCGGCTCTTTTGGGGACATTTATGTCGCCTACGAGGCCGAACTCAGCATTCCCGACGTCGCCAATGCTACTACGCTTGGCGGTGGCCTTCTACAAGCTCGCAATTCAGTGGCTGTCGACGCCGTGGCCAACAACGACTTTATCCCCGTCTTTGGCGAGGATCCAGACGTTTATGGCTCACTGGCTTATCGATTCCCCTACCAATTGTGTGACATCACACCCCCCGCGGCAGGTTCGCCTGAACCGTGGGGTTTTACCGGTATACCCGTCGGTAATTATATTGTGAGCATTGAAATGAATGCCAACGTCGATGATCCTGATGCCTTTGAAGTACCAGGCATCAACTGTCAGGCCTTTGCCCTGCAGATCGGCTCCTCAGCCGGCACCTTTTCCGAAGTGAAGTCTGGCGATAACTTGCTGGTCACCTTCTACCTCCAGGTCACTGAGACTCCGGGGCAGTTTGGTGTCTTCGCACAGTCCACCGCCGCTAAGCTCGGATTCGCTGCCGCTGGGGTCAATATGGGCATGGTCATGGTTGACGGTTCTCG